CACTGGGATGATAGAGCAAATTGGCCGGATCCCTGGCAATTATTGAGTGACGATATCTATTGTTCTCTTGCTCGCGGGCTGGGAATCATGTATACTATAACTATGCTAGATCGACCAGATATGCAGGATGCGGTGTTGGCCGACACCGGTACTGACAATTTAGTCCTAGTCGACAAAAAGAAATATATACTGAATTGGGACCAGGAACAAGTGTTAAATATCAATCTAGGACCTTTCAAAGTCCAAAACAGCGTGACGCAAGAGCAAATAAAACAACAAATCGGGTAACAATGAAGCAAATTACAGTAGTCAAACGTGATGGTACTCGCGAACCATTAGCGTTAGAAAAGTGGCAAACACAGATTGCCAAGGTATGTGCAGGGATAGCGGATGTGAGTCAGAGTATGGTAGAGATCAAAGCTCAACTGCACTTTTATGATGGAATTACCACAAAAGAAATTGACGGAATCACACTTAGAGCTATTGTGGATCTAATTGATGTAGAATCAAATCCCGATGTTGGGCACACCAACTATCAGTTTGTGGCCGGCAAGCAACGGTTATCAATGTTGCGTAAAGATGTGTACAGTTCATATGAGCCCCCACACTTGTATGAAATAGTCAAAACCAATGTGGCCACGGGCTTGTACACTCCTGAGTTACTGGAGTGGTATACAGAAGATGACTGGAACCGCATGAATGACATAATTGATCATGCCAAAGACGAGCAGTACTCATATGCCGCAGTAGAACAACTAATTGAAAAATATCTTGTCAAGAATAGATCAACGAAAGAAATATATGAAACTCCGCAGGTACGGTACATGGTGGCAGCGGCTACAGTATTCCATAAGGAAGAACCAAACACAGCTAGAATGCGTTATATCAAAGAATATTATACCGCGGCTAGTGATGGTTTGTTCACACTGGCTACTCCTGTGCTTGCTGGGCTTGGTACTCCTACTAAACAGTTCAGCTCTTGCGTCCTTATTAGAAGCGACGATGACCTCGATAGTATATTTGCCTCTGGGGAGATGATGGCCAAGTATGCCAGCAAACGTGCTGGCATTGGTTTAGAGATTGGTAGACTGCGTCCCTTAGGTTCACCCATTCGCGGTGGAGAGATCATGCACACCGGCATGATACCTTTCTTGAAAAAATGGTTTGGCGACTTACGTTCATGCTCACAAGGAGGTATTCGCAATGCAAGTGCAACGGTATTTTATCCTATTTGGCATCTTCAATTTGATGATCTTATTGTGCTTAAAAATAATCAGGGTACTGAAGAGACCCGTGTTAGGCACATGGACTACGGAGTTGTGTTGAGTGCATTCTTTTGGAGACGATTTAAAAACAAAGAAAACATAACCTTCTTTGATCCCAATCAAGTGCCGGACCTGTACCAAGCATTTTATGCCAACACAGAGCGTTTTGAAAAGCTCTACTGTGAATACGAAAAGCGTCAAGACCTACGTACCAAGGTCATGAGTGCAGAAGAAGTGTTCAAAGGCGGCATACTCAAAGAGCGTACCGACACCGGCCGCATCTACCTTGTGTACATTGACAATGTGCAGAACCAAGGTCCATTTGATACTGAACATCATACCATTTATCAATCCAATTTGTGTTGTGAGATTCTTTTGCCCACCAAGAGTTTTAAAAGATTAGACGATGCTGAGGGCCGAATTGCTTTGTGTACCTTGGGGAGCATAAATTGGGGTGCGTTCCGTAATCCAGAAGACATGCGTCGTGCTTGCCGTATACTTCAGCGTAGCCTGTGCAACATACTGGACTATCAAGACTTTCTTTCCATCCAGTCTAAACTCTCAAATGATGAAATCCAGCCCTTGGGCATTGGAGTCACAAACCTTGCGTACTGGCACGCCAAGCGAGGCATGCAGTATGGAGAACGAGACGCCTTGCATGAAGTCAAGTCGTGGATGGAACACCAGGCTTTCTATCTAACCGAAGCCACAGTTGAACTGGCTCGAGAACGTGGTCGTTGTGCGGACAGCGACAAGACATATTACGGCCAAGGTGTGTTTCCTTGGGAACGCAGAGCCAAGGGAGTTAATGAACTTACAGACTTTGCTCCAGAGCTGAACTGGGAAGTACTAAGAGAAAATATGAAACAACACGGTGTACGTAACGCTACCTTGATGGCTATTGCTCCTGTAGAAAGTTCTAGTGTTGTAATTAACTCAACCAATGGCATTGAAATGCCCATGAGCCTTATCAGTGTAAAAGAATCCAAAGCAGGAAGTCTTACACAAGTTGTGCCTGAATATCATAGACTCAAGAACCGGTATCAATTGATGTGGGCACAAAAAGACTGTGATGGTTATTTAAAGACTGCCGCGGTTCTCGCCGCTTATGTGGATCAGGCTATATCCGTAAATACTTTTTATAACCCTGCACATTTTCCGGATCGTAAAATACCTACAACGTTAATTGCTAAAAATCTAATGGAAGCACATCGTCTCGGAATCAAGACTTTCTATTACAGTTTGGTGAACAAACAAGGTAGCAAACAAATTGCTGAAGATGTACCACTTGAGGTCATTGACTTTGATCTTGAAGAAGATGATTGTGAATCTTGCAAACTTTAATAAGAAAATAAATGTCAAAAGCACAATATAATTTAAGTAAGCCCACAAACTATACACAAAGAAAAATGTTCTTGGATCCTGCTGGTCCGGTTACAGTCCAAAGATTTGAAGAAATTAAGTATCAAAAACTTGGCAAGTTTGAGCAAGAACAACGAGGATTCTTTTGGGTGCCTGAAGAAATCTCATTGACCAAAGACGCACAAGACTTTAAAGATGCCTCAGATACAGTTCGTCATATCTTTACCAGTAACTTATTACGTCAAACAGCACTGGATAGTTTGCAAGGGCGAGGACCAGTCCAGGTGTTTAGCCCAGTATGTAGTATTCCTGAATTAGAAGCATTAGTAATGGTTTGGTCGTTTATGGAGACCAATATCCACAGTCGCAGTTACAGCCACATCATTCGCAACATCTATAATGTGCCCAAAGACATATTCAATACCATTCATGACACACAAGAAATTGTGGACATGGCAGCAAGCATAGGTCGGTATTATGATGACCTGCACAAGTTCAATTGCAGTGTAGAATTAGGCATGACTGGAGATGAATCCGAACACGTCAAGAGCATATGGTTGGCACTCAATGCGTCATACGCATTAGAAGCCTTCCGCTTCATGGTTAGTTTTGCTACAAGTTTGGCCATGGTTGAAAACAAAATCTTCATTGGCAATGGCAACATTATTCAATTGATCCTACAGGATGAGTTGTTGCACAAGGAGTGGACAGCTTGGCTGATCAATCAAGTCATCAAAGAAGATCCAAGGTTTGCTCAAGCCAAAGCTGAATGCGAAGGCGAAGTATATCAAATGTACTTGGATGTTATCCGTGAAGAAAAAGCCTGGGCAGACTACTTGTTCCAGAAAGGTCCTGTAATTGGACTCAATGCCAACATACTCAAAGACTTTGTGGACTACACAGCCGTTGCGGCCTTGAAAGAAATTGGAATAAAGTATCATGAACCTGCTCCACGTAGCACACCAATACCTTGGTTTACCAAGCATGTGGATACCAGCAAGAAGCAGGCCGCGTTACAGGAAACTGAGTCAACTAATTATGTTATTGGAATCATGAGTGACAGCATTGACTACAACGAACTACCAGAACTTTAAGGAATCAAATGGCAGAATTTACATCAGATTGGTTTACAAAAAATATTCCAAATTTCCAACACATCAAGAAAAATTTAGAGCAATCATTAGGACCAGTCAACAGTATATTAGAAATTGGATCACACGAAGGCAGAGCCACTTGTTGGATGCTACAAAACATGTTGACCGACACTGGCACAATACATTGCGTGGATCCTTTTACAAACTATCATATCAATCCATTTACAGGAGAAAAAGGTACTGATGATCGTACATGGGAAAAAAGATTTAGAGCCAACACAGCTCAAGCCAAAAAGCCCAAACAAAAATTAAATGTGCATGTGGCCCTGAGTTTTCCTGTATTGGCACAACTTATTGTGGATCAAAAACAATTTGATTTTATCTACGTTGACGGTAACCATTGTGCCAATGTTGTGATGGCTGATGCTGTGATGGCATGGGGACTGCTTAAACAGGGCGGTATAATGCTGTTTGATGATTATCTTTCTGAGGACGAGCCAAACATACTAGACCGTAGCAAAATTTCTATTGATGCATTTTGTGCATCGTTCACTAGAGAAGTTGAATGGTTTGTAACTGGATACCAACTTGGGATAGGCAAGAAAAAATTAAATAAAAAATAACAAGGAAAATAAAAATGCAAGCAATAGTATGGAGCAAGGACCAATGTCCTTATTGTGATCAAGCCAAAGCGTTATTAAAATCACGAAACATTGAATTTGAAGAACGCAATGTGAGCCAAGACTGGACACGTGAACAATTATTAGAAGCAGTACCAAACGCTCGTACGGTTCCACAAATTTTTCTTGACGGAAAACTAGTAGGTGGATATACCGAGCTAAGAAAGAAGCTAATAGAATGACATTCGAACAAAACCAAGTGTACACTTTTAAACTCAACTCTGGAGAAGAGTTGATTGCCCGTGTTGACCGACCTGGCACTGAGTGGATCACTATCAGCGACCCTGTGAGCGTGGCTCCGGGCCCGCAAGGCATGGGACTTGTGCCCAGTTTGTTTACCGCAGATATCAAGCGAGAAATCCAGCTAAATATCAACAGCATATCACTTTATGCCTTTGCAGAAGACGCTGTTAAAATGAAATACATCGAAGCAACCACAGGCATTAAAGTTCCGGACAAGAAACTTATATTGGGATAACATGCCAGCAGTACAGCGAGTGGGTGACGCAAACGGCGCCGGCGGGGTAGCCCAAGGCGGAGTTGCCTCTGTGCGGGTCAACGGTCGATCTGTGGTTGTAAGTGGTACCAGTATCAGCAATCATGCACCCTGGTCACCAATTAGAGTTCATATACCACATGCGGCTGCTGTTACCACCGGCGGATCTAGTTCAGTACGAGCCGGTGGAATACCTGTAGTATACACAGGCTGTGCCGATTCTTGTGGACATGCTCGTGTGGGCGGCAGTGATAATGTTAGGGTAGCACCATAATGCCCAGCGTAGTCAGTCCATTACAGTTAACAGCCATTGCCTCAATGTTGCAAAACTTGGGGCTGAACTCGGTACCTTCTGCTTTACCCACAGCCATAAACACATTTGATGCAACCACAGCAATTACTAATTTTGCAGCCGCATTAAATTTTTATAAAGCTCAACCCTGGGCCACAAGTACTACTTTAGATTTACTATTGGCTGTTGGATCAACAACATGTCCTGCATTGGGAAATAGTATTCCTGCAAGTCCAATCGGAACCTATTCTTATTTGTTGTCATTATATTTGCCATCATCTAATTCTAGTATAGATCAACAAGGATTTTCAAATTTAATATCCCAAACTGCGTACAGTTATTTAGGCAGTGGAGATTATGGAAAATTTTCAACAGGTTTTACTGCGGTACAAAATTATATTGCCACCACCAACAACTATATCAACAGCTCAGTAAACGCCAATCAATACCTTGGTCCTACATTTAGTACCATGGACGATCTAGTCACAGCCGGCATTGCTAGTATGAGTACTGATCTGCCCAATCTTAGTGTTGACCTAACCAAGCAAGGCAATCTATGGAACATGAATAAATTAGACCTGTATGGAACACCGGCAGGATTATTACAACAAATATCTTCCTTGGCTGGTCTGCGTGGACAAACTGTGCCAGACTTGCAGTCGGCCTTGATCAGTGTGGGCATGACTGATGTTGACATTGCCAACCTTGTGAATGACAATCGTGCAGGCCTAAACCGCCCTACAGGATTGAGTCAAAACGATTTTGATCGTTTGCAGTTGTTGGCCTATTATGCATTGACTCTTGTGAGTGGAGATGCTTTGCAACAAATACTTGACATACTGGGAGTAACCACACCTGACATTGACAGTCTTGATGATTTATTAAATGCAGTTAAAACATTTCCCTTGAGTTATCCATCACTACAAACCCCCAGTCCGGCTGGGCCCATACTTATTTTTAGTCCCACTGGTAGTGTAAACTCCGGCATCACGCCCATAGTGAATTCATACTTGCCCACAGCATCAGGATGTGATGAACTTGGTAAAATTATTCCACCTGCACAAGCAACTGCCAACAAAGCAATTCAAGTGTCCTTTCAACAA